TGGTGGTCGAACAGGCTACATGGCAAACTACGGCAACAACGATGCTTTCAGAGGCACCCTGGGTGCTAACAGCAACTCAAGCGGTTTCAACTATGTCCAGAGCGGCATTCAGCGAAACACAGCTACATTGATGGCAACCGGCTTCGGCCTTGTTCTTGGACTTGCGATCCTCACTGGAAACAAAGGACTCAACAATGCAATCAACAAAGTGCCCGTGGTGGGCGACTTGAACAAAGCGGTGCAAAATACAGCACCAGCCAAGGCTGCCCAGAACACGGTGAAGAAATTCACGAACTGAGGTGGCCAAGTTGATGACCAGTACCTTCGAGCGTGCGATGGCTCAAAACGCCAACACGGTGCCACTAAGGCATGAACTCGCAGGTAGCATGAGCGGAACTGCTTCAACAGTGTCAGGAGGCGTACTAACGGCTCTTGGCATTGGTACTCTTTTTTACTTCGGCAACGACCGTACATCGGGCTTAGTGCCTTTGATGGTTGCCGGATTGGGTGGATTGGCCATTGGAGGTTATCTACAGAACAGATGAAAATATTCCCTGAATTCATACACATCAAGGGGGAAGTGATACAATGGCAAGAGTTAATTTTGGAAGAACACCGACTGTACGAGGATACAATCCTTTAGCGAACACACTGAAACCTGGGCATGTTATCCAGATGCGTGGCGAATTTTATGTCGTTGACGCTGTCGAAGGATTAACAGTTGACCTGGTTGTTACCGCTGGTGGAAATACTGCTGGAACTGAAATCTCGGATAACTACGATTCAGGATATTTCGAAGATGCGGATCTCGAACCTTACCGAAACCACCTTTACTGTTTGATTCCTTCCTTGACAGGACAACCAAAATTCATTACACGGTCCGGAACCTACGACGGCGTTGGTTTTCCCGACGATACCGCAGAAGTCACATTGTCTGGAGCATTGAAATCCATCGGTGCAGCATCTCGTACTATGGTCGGGCTCATCAGCCCTCGTGTCTATCTCAAGCATCCTGCCGGGATACCCAGGTGGCACCTTGATGAAGCTCCGGAGAACGACAAGACTGGATTCATCGATGTCACAGTCAGTCCTCACGAAGATCCCAACCCAAACTTCGCAATTTGGATTGAAAGCGGTGAAAATCAACTTCCACAATTTAGAATGGTGAATACAACTGGAGAGGCAATCTACAACCCTGTAATTCACCTGCAGGGATTCAAAGCTCGGTTGAAGCATCTCAACAAGCGAGATATCGATGAGGCAAGAAAAGCAAACGGTGGTAAATTTGTCTACAAGATTATCAAGCCACAAGGTCTTCCGCACGCTGGTTCAATGAGCGCTGACTATGACCCGAACTGAGGGGGGTAGTCTGAATGGCAATCAAAGAACTCACCAAAGGCAAAGATGCTAACCAACTTGCTCGGCAATCCCCCTTTGGCCGCCCTCCTTATGGCGGTGGCTATGAGTCATCCAAAGATTACAAGACCGGCGAATTGGTAATGCTTTCAGAGGGCCTTTACCGAATCAAACAAGCTGAAACAATCTCGACCATCTTTCACATTGGGATACAAGGCACACTGACTGCCTCCGCCACAGGTTCGATCACCATAGATATGACTCAAAACAATCGAAGAGCGACTGAACTCAATACAGTAGCAAAGGTATTTCCTGCCGGAATTCAAGTGTTGCTTGGTGAACAGGGTTTCAACAACACAAATCAAATCATCACCAACAGAGCGAACGCAACATCATCTACGGCAGGTTTGCTAACAATTACTACAGACGACACTGTAAGAACTGCTCTGTATCCTGTTGGAACGGAATGCACAATCCTGTTCATTCCCAAAAACGAAACCCACGCCAAACAATTCTTACTTGACAAAACAACAATGTCTGCACTTGAAAGCCCTTCCTCCGATACCGTAATTTACGAACTTCTATGGGGTTTGTCGCAACACCCAAAATACATTGGTGAGGATGGGGAAATTACATCGTCGGGGTTAAACAACGCCACGGAGGCGACAATAAGTTCCACCAACTACGGGGCGCAAATGGGAGGGACTCCAATAGGTTCTGGTGGTGTCAGGTCTGGTGGTGAAGAGGCAGGGGACACAAGTAAGGTAATTACCGGCTCAGGCCATGGTGCATCTGGATATGGGACCTCAATGGTGAAATACGCAGGAATGATTTCACCTTCCGTTCGAGTTTACCAACCGGAATCAGTCGTTCGTTTCTCATCTGACCGTGAAAAAAACACAGATGCTACTATCTCCATTGCTGGAGGCCAATTAAATAAATCCGGATTCTTGGATGCATCAGACACTTCGGCATTGAGCCCCAACCCTTCTTACCGACTCCTAACGGGTTCTAATGGTAATGATGGCACTCTTCCTTTCTTCGAGACATTGCAGGCGACGGAAGAAGACCTGCACGATCCCCACATTGTAATTATTGGAAACAAATTTACTTTGGTTGAGGTAAGCACAGAGGAAGTAAAGCAAATGGTTCGTCGTTCTGGGCGATTCAATTACAAAATCATACAAGACCCAACTCAAGCTTACAAAGACCTATCAGACGGTGTTACAGGGCCAAGAAACGGGTGGAAAGAGGCAGTAGAAGCAACAAAGGGACGCAGAATGTCTTTTGATGATTACAAAAAATTGACTGACAATGTGACCAGCCAAACAATGAACCTTCTATATGGCACATCCACCCAGCAAGTAGCGAAGCGGAGTGGCATAGATCCACGACAACGCCATCGGGGGAATTGAAAATGGTTGATGTATTGCCAGACGGAGTAACAGACATAACAGACGGAGTAATTGACACGGACACCATAATGCTGTTCCCAGGTGATATGCACCAAGGGGGGCACAGCCGAGTCCAAGACAACCGGGCCATCGTAGAACGCCGAAGGAACTTGACTATAACATCTAAAGCCACAGAAGTTGTATTGGATCAATTGGAATCCGGCAACTTGGAATATGTACTCATTAAAGCCTCTCGCACGCTCTCCGATGGAACAGAGGGAGCCGTCCCCGGAAAGATAGCAATCTTTCTCCAGTTAGATGGATATGCTCAAGGTGGGTTCGAAAGCATTTACGACGGTGCGGTGGGCGCATCTGTTCCAGGAGTCACAATGGCTACGATGAGTGAACTGAACCTGCCGGAGCAATCTGGAATGTGGTATTTGACAGTCGACCAAATCGATACCAAAGTCGCATTGTTCCGCAACCGAAACTACAATCACAGAATTCGCTTGAAGATAATGAATACTGACACATCATCTTCTGTACATATTGATTTTATTGAAATTGCCAGAAAACGCCGTATTGCAAAAGAGGGCATGTCCAACGCTCGAGGCAACAGCATGGACCAATTAGGCTACTGAGGTGAATATGATGGGGCAGACTACAGCACAAGCAGACGCATCAGTTTTCGGCGCAATCGTTCACCAAGCTGGAACAGGATATCTAACCAACTTGGGTACAACGCTTGCCGTTGGGGCTACATCAATAATCCTCGATACCGGGACCTCCTCGCTTTCCAAAGGTCAAACTGGAAAATTTACCGGATCAACTCAATTGTACACTATTGTTTCAGTCGATGCGGCGGGGACTCGAGACACTAATTCTGCGGGAATTGGTATTCATGGCGTAGGTGTAACTCAAATTACAGTCTCGCCCGCACTCGTGGCCACGCTTGCGAACAATGTGGCATTTACTCCTACTGCGGCAGCCCAGGCTTTACCTCCTTACCAAGTCACGGATAGTATCGTCGTGTTAGCCGACGCCAGCAACTCAAACAACATCTTCGTAGGCAGCGACAGTGTGACCGTAAGTTATGGGTTCATGCTTGCCGCTGGTTCCGCTATTGAAATCAAATGCACAGACGCTTCATCTGTTTACATCATAGGTACAACGAACGACCATGTTTACATCACGGGGAGCTGATTCAATGGGTAAATATTCAGGGGCAGGCGGCGGCGGCGACATAGATGCTGCGACTACATCACTCCAAGGCAAGGTTGAACTTGCAACACAAGCTGAAACCACCGGTGGCACCGTGGACACGATGGCAGTAACTCCCGCAGGTCTACATACGGGACTTGCTGGCCTAACCGATGTAACAGTTACCGCCTCAGACAAGATCGTACATATCGATGTGTCTGACAGCGGGAAGCTAAAAATTGACACGATTCAAGGTATTCTTGACCTCGTACCCTCTGTATCTACCGCATCTGACTCTACCGCAGGTATAATCGAAATTGCAACAGACGCAGAGACTTTAACGGGAACTGCGACGAACAGGGCAGTTACTCCTGCGAACCTTGTAGCCAAGATTAACCAACTCGTTGTGGTTGGTAATGCCCAGCCAACGCTAACGGCTGGACAGAGTGGCGCAGTGATTTACCTCGACCATGCTAATTCGGGCGTTACCTTGCCGAACGGATGTGCTGCCGGCACTCACTTTACAATCATCAACAACACAGGTTCAAGTGAAGCAATTGGGCTAAATACCAACGGGGCGATTTTGAGTGGCTTGCCAAACAATACAATCAATGACCACCTTTCTAAAACCTTCATCTGCGTGACGCTTTCGGGCAGCTCCTCAACATGGGCAGTAATTGGGTGAACTCTTATGTTTTCAACAGCAGTTGCCGGAAGCGTATCTGATTCGACAAAATCAGGGACGCCGTCCTTTACTGTACAAAGTATGAGGCTCACCCCCATCAATAATCAAGGTGCTGTAGTAACTCCAGGGGTCCAAACATTGACTAACGGCCAAACGACAGCCGCTATAGCGATGAGCGATATTGGATTCGGGGGAAGCATCAGATTCCAAATGCAAGTGAATATCGGAAATAGTGTCGGCGGTGGTGGGCGTTCAACATCAAACGATATCACTTTGAATCCGAAAGGTCATGAACTCTACTCAGGCGAACTGCAACCGACAGTGTCGCAGACAGATTACGATGGGAGTCCCGGTAAACATGTTGGCATAATGTTAGAAGAGGGACCAGATGGAAGTGGTGGTACTTCCTTCCTTTCCGCTATAATAAGTCAAGATTCGGGAGGTGCCGGCGGAACCAGTAACGCCGTCCTCACCTTCAATAGCTCCCCCCCGAATTTGCTCATGGAGCAGGTGGAAGAATTGGCATTAGGTATCATCTCTTCAGCGACTGGATTGTTTGAGATTCCGGATCTCTGTATCGAAATACTTGACAAAAACACGGGGATTTACGCACTTGGTCCGAGCGATGCAATGAGATTCACGATAGAGTTGGCGACCTGAAGGTGAATAAAGTGATTGAAGTCAAAGATTTAGGTACGACCAAAAAATCAAGACCACAGTTGTTGAGACTGTATCGTAACGAATTCCCCAAACTAACAGTGGAAGTCGTTGAACGATTCACAAACTCATTCAACTGTATAGCCTGGACAATCGGTGTTCGAGATCGATGGGTCTGGAATGAAGTAGACATGAACAATGATGGTTTGGCGAGCTTCTCGGAATTCATCTCCTTTTACAACAAACACGGATTGATGCCAACGACCATTGAATCGGAAGCTGATGTCGCTATATTCGGATTTGAAAATTTTGGGAAAATTGATGTCAAACATGGGGCAGTAAGAGAAAAAGGGAGCAATTACTGGCTTTCCAAAATGGGGCAAGGCGGGATAATCCGCCATGCTGGACTAAATGTGTTTGGAGATAGTCCCTATGGGGACCTTCTGTTGATGTTCAAGAGGGTTTGAAGTGGCCGGAAGAAGGTAAGCCCATGAAATGCGATTGCGGATGTGAAGAAATCATCCAAGTACCTCATGAGGGTATAGGGGTGCTGGAAATTTGCCAAGATTGCGGTTTAACGACCCTATTCCTTGGGAATCAATGATGGCTTTTGAGGCTGCACAGTAGACCACTTACAGTAAACACATTGGTGATTCTTTAGAGTTGTCATAGAAACAGATCGCAGTGAACAAACATTGTGGCATCCAGGGCACACCTTTGTTTCCTCATCCGCAGATACATCGGATATTGGGTGCCAGTACCCAGATGAAAGAAACTCTTCATAACTCATTTGTTTTACCGGGAAGTCGGGTCGTCCAAATGTCCACGCACCGGCATATTTGTATGAACCGTCTGTGTATTGAGCCATAAAATAAATGTCGTCTGCAGGATAAATGTACATGCTTGCTTCGTCCACAGTTGTATTATCTACTCTCATGCTCAGCTCCCGAATAAGCGCAGCATGGTCTTTCTCACTTACATACATGGTGTCCTTGATGAGTTTTGCCTTTGTCCACCCTTTGAATGGAGGCACGACATAGCCGGGGCTGCTCCATGCCCCGTAACGACTACGATGCTGGCTTCCTTGCACCGTTTGGCCCTCCTTCTCGATGTATTTGGGTTTCTGAGTATGCTCGACCCATCCTATCAGTGAACCTTTGGGCATTTGGATAAGGCGAACATCGTGGCCCGATTGTATTAACGAATTAGGTGCCCTCTCGAATGGCAATTGCAAAACCTTGTACCACAATGGCGACGATGACTGTGCAGTTACGGAACATTTCAAGCACAAGGGTGTGCGTGTTGTTGATTTAATCGTGGAGGTGCCGAATATCTTTTCGTAAATTTCTTCATGGCCATCCATTCGAATTAAATGTTTCAATTCCGGCCTCCAACTCCTATTCATTGTGGAGCCAAAAGATGCAGGTTTTTCTCCACACCTGGCATCGCCATCAGGGCTATCGTAAATGTGGTACTCTTCGTTTACCTTTGCAATGTACGGGGTCTTTTGAGGATCTATCATTTGCAACACTCCTGCAACAAGGGAAGATTATGCAACAAGGCGATAAGTTGTATGACTTGTATGCGAGTTGTATTGTGTGCAAGATGTAGGACTGTTTTTCCCATGAACCTACTGACAACCATGCACAGACCACCTGCTTTGCTTCACATGGACAACCTACATGAAGGCTTCGCTACTCATGGAGTGTGGCCCAATACTTCATGTTCCAAGAAGGTTATAAGGTTCAAGTGCTTGATTGCTAATGGGCGGAAGTGTGTATAGCATACAAGCCGTATAGGAGATGTAAAATTGGCAGAACTTGAATCAAACATACATGAAGCATTACTGAACACATTGGCTAAAGAGGGTACACTTTCTCCAGAAATCAAGCAGGCCTGCATGATGCTGGGTATCGCAGTAATGAGTGACCTCCGCATGGTAGTTCGAGAAGAACTCGAACGGTTCGGTTTAGCGGTCCATCTGGTTGGCGAGGAGGAAAAGAAAGATGTGGAATAGGCCAGGTCGTCAATTTGACAATTGCGTAACTGCTCTGGAGTATGCCCTGTTGACAAGGGCTGCAGGGGAACTGTATCGTCGTATCACGGTAGGTGAGCCCACTGAAACGCCCCTGTTCTCCGATTTTCCTGCCCAGCACCAAACCTACTATCTGGGATACACTATGATGCATTTTGGCTCTCCGAGGACAGAACCGCCGGAGATAAGCTCACAGGCAGAATCGACCATAGCGGCTCTTTTTGAGGTTCTTTTTGATCTCTGCCACGACGACGATGAAATGCGATTCCTTCTGTCCTCGGTTTGGGCCGAGCATATGAAGGAGTGTGAAGATGACGATTTTCTTCAAGAGTGGGCGGATCTGCTGCTCGATGATGAAAGATTTGAACTGTCTCTTGAGAAAATTCTTGAGGCGATTCTCGACACCTTCCTGCATGACGGGGACTATGAAATACATGCATGGGCTGTCCAAGAGGAATTCTTGCAGTTGGAATTTTCTAAAATCCCTGTGTCGGAAATCAAACGACAAACAGAATTCCTGCTCAAGCTCTACGATCTTTCCACTAAACCGTTGACGAAGCACTTGGATGCACTTCGGCCACAGGAAGGTGGATGGGAAGTTGAAAAACAACCCGATGGCAGTTATGCCATCAAGACGGGAAGAGATATCTTTTCCTTAGAAGAAGCAGAGGCTATCGCCAAACTACCTGGCCTTGTTAAGAAATCCTCTAAACCATTGAAAAAATCCCATTCCGAATGGATCTCGATGATGAACTACATCCAAAAGCGATGCGGTAAAGCAAGGACAATTGAAATCTTGCAGTGTGTTTGGAACGGGATTGAAATTATCGAAGAAGGTGATGGGGAATGAGTATTTGGCCTTTAGTGACTCTTGGATTTGTAATCTATTTGCTTATCCGATTCTCCGGCGCAGATGCATCGTTAGGGAAACATTGGCGTAACTACATCCGTGCTGTTGGAAATATTTCGGTGGAGGAAGAATGATGAACAACTGCAAATACGGACACGCTGAGTGCATCAATCGGAATCTAAAGCCGAACCAAAATGGAATTATGATGTGTCCCGTCTGCCTGGACAAGTGGAGAACCAGACGCAACATCATTCGAGACAGGAGTGGCTCAAAATGAATGCAGGTTTGGGGGGGATTTGGATGATTGAATGTTTGGACATGAAAGGCGATTGGATACTTTACGCAAAAGAAAACACACAACAGACCGCCAGAAGGACAGCAGCAGAGGCGATTGTAAAAGCGAAGCTAATTTATCAGGTACGGATTAGAAGGGTGAGTGATTAAATGAGATTTACAAACAGCGTGTGCGCAAGAAAGGGCTGCAATCGACCAACTGTTTCTGGCTCCAAATACTGTATGAATATGTTAGGCAAGCCTTGTGCTGAAATTGCTGTTCGAGGTGAGGAGGAATGAGAGCCGCAATATACACCCGAGTAAGCACCACCGGCCAAGAATTAGATGGTCATTCTCTCGAAGAACAAGAGAGGCAATGTAAACAACTAATTGAATTCCAAGGAAACGAACTCGTGAAGATCTATTCCGATGTCGGCTCTGGTGGTTCGTTTGAAAACAGACCGGGGTATCGATTGATGTTGGAAGAGATGAACAAAGAATGGGATATCGTTTATGTTTGGAAGCTTGACCGGCTAAACAGAAATCTTCGGAACTCAATTCTGTTCTTTGAGACTCTTGGTGACAGAGACGCATACATCTCTTGTATAACAGAGCAAGTTGACACTTCGAACCCTATGGGGCGGTTCATAATCAATATCATGTCTTCTCTCGCTCAAATGGAGAGGGAGCAGACAAGAGAGCGAGTGATAATGGGGAGTGAAGCCGCCAGGAGAGCAGGAAGGTGGACCGGTGGAGTTCCTTATGGGTATGAGATCCCAATTACCTTCGATTCGACAGGCAACCGCATTGAAAGGGGACTTTTGAAAAGACATTCACAAGAAGCACCTGTTGTTCAAAAGATATTTGAATTGAGGGCTACGGGGTGCAAGGTCTCTACAATTTGTAACATGCTGGTTGAAAGCGGAACTCGAACTCGGCATGGAAATTTAATTTGGAATCA